ATCCTAATACCACTATCCAAAAAGATACTGGTACTGCAACTTTAACACCTATTGGTGTTTTCCTTGGATGTGCTTACACCGACCCTTCTACAGGTCAATTCACACCAAATCAATATTATCCAGCATCAACTGCTGCTGATGATATTGTAGCGTATGTTGCTACTGACCCTTTCTTACTAATGCAAATGCAATCAGACGAATCTCTTGGACAAGACGACCTTGGCAAGAACTGTGCTGTTGTGCAAACTGCAGGAAGTACAGCAATAGGTACAAGTAAAAACGCAGTCGATGGTAGTACAGCAAATACCACCAACACACTACCACTTAAAGTCGTTGACTTTGTAGATGGACCAGATAGTGAAGTTGGTGATAGTTATACTGATGTACTAGTAATGTTTAATGTTGGACACCAGTTGTTAAATACAACAGGTATAGGTTAAGGAGTAAATTATGGCAGCTATTTCAAGAGCTAACGAGTTAAAACAACTCTTACCTGGTCTTAACGCATTATTCGGTGAAGAATATAATCGTTATGAGAACGAGCACGAAGAAATCTATGTAACTGAAAATTCTGAAAGAAGTTTCGAAGAAGAATTGAAGTTATCTGGTTTTGGAGCAGCTCCAGTCAAAGATGAAGGTTCAGCTATCAATTATGATACTGCACAAGAATCTTTTGTCGCTAGATATACGCATGAAACTATTGGTTTAGGATTCAGCATTACAGAAGAAGCCATGGAGGATAACCTCTATGTATCTGTATCAGCTAGATATACTAAAGCATTAGCTCGTGCAATGTCATATACAAAACAAGTTAAAGCAGCTTATCCATTAAACAATGGATTCTCAACTGCCTTTTCTTCAGGTGATGGTGTTGCTTTATTCAGCACAGCTCACCCACTTGTAAATGGTGGCACCAATAGTAATAGACCATCAACAGGAGCAGATTTAAATGAAACATCTTTAGAAGATGCAATCATCCAAATCGGCAAATGGACTGATGAAAGAGGTCTAAAAATTGCAGCAAAAGCTAGGAAGCTTATTATTCCTTCTGACTTGCAGTTTGTAGCAACTAGATTGTTACAAAGTGACTACAGAGTAGGAACTGCTGACAATGACATAAATGCAGTGAAAACTAATGGAGTGATTCCAGAAGGTTATTCAGTTAATCATTATTTAACTGATACTAATGCTTTCTTTATCACTACTGATGTTCCTGACGGAATGAAGCATTTTGTTAGAGCTCCTATGACTACTACTATGGATGGAGACTTCGATACTGGTAATGTTAGATATAAAGCGAGAGAAAGATATTCTTTCGGTGTATCTGACCCACTAGGTATCTTTGGTTCACCAGGTAGTTCGTAAGAACTGTTAAGGGGAGCATACGCTCCCCTTTTTTTTGTGTTATATTATTAAATCTAGGATTATTAACTTGTTCTACAGACTGACCTAGCAGACAAGCCAAGACAGTAGAACCTATTTCCCAGGAGGAAATTATGGCAAAGACGACATTTTCAGGTCCAATACAATCTTTAGCAGGATTCATTTCAGCAGGTAACGCTAACGTAGTTAGTTTAACTGCAGATACTTCACTAACAGTAGCAGCTCATGCAGGTAAAATATTAACCTGTAATGATGCTGATGGTAAATTTACTTTACCAAGCATAGTAGCAACAGCTCCAGGTGAAGATAACGACCCAAATCAAACAAACAATTTAGGAGCTACTTTTACTTTTGTAGTAGAAACAGCAGCTACCGATATGGATATTCTTACAGATGGTACAGATAAATTCGTAGGCGGTTTATATACTGGTGTTACTGATGCAACAGGTAAAACTTTTATTTCTGGTGCATCTAATGATGTCATTACATTAAATGGCTCAACTAAAGGTGGACTAGCAGGTAGTATTATTAAAGTAACTGCATTAGGTAGTGCTAAATACGCAGTAGAAGGAATCATTTTAGGTTCAGGCACTTTAGTAACTTCATTTGCTGACGCTTAATTAGGAGTATAATATGGCTGACGCAATAACATCACAAACTATCATTGATGGTGAAAGAAATTGTGTTATGAAGTTTACAAATGTCAGCGATGGCACAGGAGAATCCGCAGTAGTTAAGGTAGATGTATCTGCCTTAACTGCAAACTCTGAAGGAACATCTTGTTCAGAAGTTAGAGTAATGCGTATAAGTCATGCTATCGTAGGTATGTCTGTTCAATTATTTTTAAATGCTTCTACTAATGTTTTATTAGTAGAATTAGCTGAAAGTAGTAATGGACATATGGACTTTAAAGATTTTGGTGGACTTCCAAATAACGCAGGTAGTGGTAAAGATGGAGATATTTTATTTACTACAAAAGGACATAGTTCAGGAGACACTTATTCTATTACTTTAGAAATGGTAAAAGTGTATTCTGATTAATAGGAGTAATTATGGCTAAACAATTTGTAATATCAGAAACTGGAGAATTTCCAGCACAATATAAAGTTTTAAGATTAGACGAAGATGGTATATATAGACCTATATTTGGTCCAGACCCAGATTTGGAAGATGCAGAACGCAAGTGTGATGAAATGAATGGTGAAAGAGCAAGAAATGACAAGGGTCAACTTGTTGCTGATGATCCATCTACTCCAGATATTAACGAAGCTTATGTTGGTGGTAAAAAACCAGCTAAGAAAAAAACAACAACTAAGAAAAAAACTGTAGCTAAAAAATCTACAAAAAAATAGGTGAATTATGAAAAAATCTAAATATATGGCAGGCGGTGGAAAATCATCAAAATATATGTCTATTGGCGGTAAAACAGGCAAAGTTGAACAGCACAAAGATTATGTTAAAAGAATGTTTGGTGGCGGACTTACTAGCAATGAACCAGCGATGAAAAAGAAAAGGTCTAAAAGTATGGCTAGAGGCGGAAAGTCTTAGTTAAATACTTATGCCAATAAGAAAAAGAGAGAACCCTATACCTAAAACAACAAAAGGTAAGGGTGCTAACTATCGTTCTACTAAGTCTGGTGCTGGCATGACTAAAAAAGGAGTTGCAGCTTATCGCAAAGCAAATCCAGGTTCTAAGTTAAAAACAGCAGTAACAGGTAAAGTAAAAAAAGGTAGCAAAGCTTCAAAACGAAGAAAGTCTTATTGTGCAAGATCAGCAGGTCAACTTAAAAGAAGTTCAGCTAAAACCAGAAACGATCCTAATTCAAGAATTAGACAGGCTCGTAGAAGGTGGAAGTGTTAATAAAGGATAATTATGAAAAGAAATAGATTTCAAACTGGCGGAACAAGCAAAACAACAAAAGGTAATACTAGAGGTTTTAAATATAGTGGCATGACTGAAAAAGAAGCATTTGCTGAATGGAAAAAAACAGCTACAGGTAATACTAGAGGAGTTGCAGGTCTAATAGCATTTGATAATAGTCTTCCTGAAAGTCATCCTTTTAAAGATAAAAAAAGAACTACTGGAAGATATAAAAATCATCCGATTGGTAAACTTTTAGATTAAAGGATAAATAATGGCGACAAGTGGAACAACAGCATTTACATTAGATTTAGGCGATATTATGGAAGAAGCCTATGATCTATGCGGTAGTGAGTTACGCTCAGGCTATGATTACAGAGGAGCTAAAAGAGCTTTAAATCTTATATTTTTAGAATGGCAAAATAAAGGATTAAACCTTTGGAAGATAGAACAAGGAACACAAACCCTTACTGCTGGCACAAGTAGCTATGCTTTACCTTCAAGTGCATTAGAAGTAGTTGATGCTTTTATTAGAACAGATGCAGGTGATACTAATGAACAGTTTGATCAAAGATTAAATAGAATATCTAGAACAGAATACAATCATCAAGCTGTAAAATTATTACAATCAAAGCCTACACAGTTTTTTATAGACAAAGGCACTAGCTCTAATAATATTGTATTATGGTCAACACCTGATTCTAATCAAACATATACACTTGTTTATGACTATGTTCAAAGAATTGAAGATGCTGGTAATCCAGCTAGTAATAATGCAGATGTTCCTGGAAGATATCTTCCTTGTTTAACTTATGCACTAGCATATAACTTAGCTTGCAAAATGCCAGAAGCTCAAAATAGAGTACCAATGATTAAACAAAGGTATGATGAACTTTGGAATGAAGTAAGTGATGCAGATAGAGAAAGAGCAGCAATTAGATTTGTTCCTAATTTGAGTTCTTACTAATGTACGCAGTAGGTAAAAAAGCATTAGGTGACTGTGATAGATGTGGTTTTACCTATAAATTAAATAATTTAAAATACGAAGTACAAGATAGTATTCGTAATGGATTAAGAGTTTGTAATAGTTGTTTTGATAAAGACCACCCACAATTTAAACTAGGTGAAGTAGACACAGCAGATAATCAAGCTTTATTTAATCCAAGAGTAGATAGAGGAAGAAAAGAATCAACAACTTATTTTGGGTTTGACCCAGTAACAGGAATAAGTTTAGTGTTAACATCTGAAATAGGAAAAGTTACAGTGAGTACAGAATAATGGCTTGGACATTTACAACATTAAAATCAGCAATACAAGATTATACTAATAATACAGAATCTACATTTGTAAGTTATTTAGATGAATTTATAGTTAATACAGAAGATAGAATACAAAAACTTGTATCACTTCCAGTATTTAGAAAAAATGTTACAGGTACATTAACATTAGGAAATCAATATTTATCTGTTCCTACAGATTTTTTATCTGCACATTCTTTGGCTGTAGATAATACTGGATATGAAATGTTATTATATAAAGATGTAGCATTTATTAGAGAAGCTTATCCTAGTAGTTCTACAACAGGTGTTCCTAAATATTATGCTAGATTTGATGAAGATAGTTTTATAATAGCTCCTACACCAAATGCAAATTTTACCGCAGAGTTACACTATGAATATACTCCAACATCAATTACAACAAGTAGTGATGGTACAAGTTATTTAGGAACTAATGCACCAGATTGTTTATTATATGGATCGCTATTAGAAGCATATACTTTTATGAAAGGTGAACCAGATATTATGGCTAATTATGAAAAAAGATTTCAACAAGCAATAGATAGATTAAAAGTCTTTGCTGAAGGAAAAAATACAAAAGACAACTATAGAAGTGGTCCAGTTAGACAGCAGGTAACATAATGTTTAGTGTAGATGTAAAGCCAGTAATAGGAACTGTAAGTGTAGAAACAACTAACAATAAAGGTTTAAGTCCAGAATATTGGACAGAAAGAATAGTAAATAAAATTGTAAGTATTAGTGATAATGCAGACCCTATGGTAAAAGCGCAAGCAGAAGCATTTAAAGACAATATAGAACAAGTTATTTTATTATATGTAAGGCAAGC